TAATGGTATTGATAGAGCCCGAGCCCGAACCAGTGACATTACCGGTCAGAGTTATTGTGCCAGATCCACCAGGAGCGAATGGTTGTCCATTGGCCCAGAAATAGTGTGCTGCGCTGATGTTGCCTTGATATGTTGGCAAGAAAGCAGCAACTTGTGCATTGCCGTAACCTGAGTTGATCACATTGACATTACCGCTCCCAATATAGAGACCGGTTGTGTTACTCACACTCACATTGGCATTAGAAGAAAAATCGTATAAACCTGGCATTACTCGTCCTTATTATCGTGTGCTGTATCTTTGGTTACGGCGTGGTTGGAATACGCTGGTCAGTTTGTTGTGTCCACCTGACCATTTGCCTTTGTTGTTTTGATCCTCAACAATGTTCCAGGCCTCTTGGAACTTCTTGTCCCATACAGCAGCATCTTCGGGCATCTTGCGTTTCAGATAGTATTCGCGTAGTGTGCCGTAGATATAACCTTCGGGCCAGCTTTGCAATACTACATTATTTAATACCTGTGTAACTCCATCACTTTCCACTGTGAACAACAATGGCCAAGTTGTAAAGTAGTACAAGTTAATCACAGTTCCTTGTGTTAGAGCAGGAGTAAACTCATACTTCTGGCCTACTTCACTGAACTGTCCGCGATAGACTTCAGAGATGTTGACTGGGTTGAGATACAGATTCTGTACCAACTGTTCTGTAATCATATCACGATCACCAATGCGATCATAGACAATCCAGGGACCTGCTCCAGTGCTGGAACTGCTTTGTGGTCCTTGATTAAAGAACAAGATGGGTCTGTTCATATCAGATGGAATAGGCACTGCACCCCATTGATCGGCTGTGCCAGTTGTGGTCCAAGGATTGGTTCTCAAGGCTGGCAGTTCGATGTTACGCATTGACAGTTCGGCCAAGTAGATACAGTCTTTGATCTCTTGGTCGTTGCTGCTGCCTGTAAATGATTCTACAAATGCTACAAGGCCATTTGCGTCTGGGATGAATGTTGACATTATTGTTTTCCTGCGAAGTTTGCGCCTTCAAAAAAGGCTTTTTGTCCTACCGCTGTGGGATATGGGACATCTATTGGTATTGGTAACCGGCCACCAGGATAACAGACAAAAGCATTGTATTCTTTTTCTACTACCCGATAGAACTGTGCCTTGAGTCCACGGTCTCTTTTGATAGCGGCCCAAGGCATACCGCCAAAGTATTTGGTTGATATTTCCCAAGCAATAACTTCTGGCAGTTCCATCCACTTGTAGCCTAGTTTGCCATCGGGCATAACTGGTGCTAGAGGATCCATATAACCTGCTTCGGCACGCTTGCGATAATCTTGACAAACTTCAATGATGCGGGGGATGTTGAACTGTTCTTTGGTCATAAAGAACTTGCCATCAACACGACCAGTAGTGGTCTTGACATTCTTGCTGAGGTTAAGTCCTTCGCGACTCCAGTCGCCCTTCATTGTGTTGTAAAGTTTGTCGTTTTTTAGTAAACGATCAGCTATTCCATTTTCATCGGTGGCTAGTCCACCTCGGTCCCAACGATGACTATCTTCGTTAAACTCTGGCTCATCTTCAGGGTTTAGATAACTTTTATCGTTGTAACCATCGAATTCATTTGTTGTGTTCATCAAGTATTTAGCGTCAAAAAGAAAGGGCCCCTAAAGGCCCTTCCGGTCTATGCAGACTAATCGTTAAGATCAGAAGCTGGCATTGTCCCACGCATTCAAGCGTACCACATTGCTTGCTGGTCGAGTTCCACCGATGATGCTAGAAGCACCGCCGTTGCCAGAACCAAACGATACACTTTGACCGCTTGCAGAGATGTCGTGCAGAGCAGCAACACCAGCTGGGTTACGAACAATCAATGTACCTTCCATAATGAACTGATCAAGACTCGCATCTGCGTTCGAGAAGATTTCATTGTTAGGTCCTAGGTCGCGCAAGCTACCCCATTGCAAGACTTCTTCGTTCAAGAAGTAGATCTGGTTACCAGAACCAACTTGATCCATAATCCAAGAATCGAAAATCTCGTATGTGTAGTTGAAGTCGCCTTCGTATGTAGCAATAGTGTCACCACGCTCGCTGTTCACACGGTTGATACTACGGCTTGTAGGCATTGTATCAGAAAGGTGTGTACGCAAACTTGTTGGGCAAACAATAGTGCGGATTTTTGCGTTGAAGCGTTGTTCAGCAGTTGTAACCAACTGTTTGTACAACGATGGAGCGAACTGTTGCAACACGCCAGTGTAAGAATAGAAACTAGATCCTAGACCTTCACCTGTGTTAGACAAGCTACCACTTACCAAGCTACCACCAACAACCCAAGTGTTACCAGTACCTTGTGTAGTAGTATCACTAGATTCGTTGTTGTAAACTGTGTAGTATGTGCCAGATCCAACTGGGTTGAAACTGTGTGTACCTGCGAATGCGTTCAAAGAACCCATACGACGACCAGTAGCACTAGTAGTTGTTTGAACACCGTAAGCTGCAACTGTGACATTGGCGCTGGTGTTGTTTGGGTTAGCATCGCCTGTAGGGTATGTGAATACTGTTGCTGGAATACCAACACCAGAAGCCAAACCGCTTTGACCAGAATACTTAGTACCGATTTGGTCAGCACGAACGATTTGTGCTTCCACATCGAACATCAGTTCGATCAACTGTTTTACTTCTTGGTATGCTTGAGGATCACCACCAGCTTGTTCAACAGCACGAGCAGTACCTGTGGCACCAACAACTGTTGAGAAGATCTGTGTGTAGTTACCCAAGTTGGCACGCTGGTTGGCTTCTACTTGTGTATTGCTAACAGCAGCACCTTCAAGCTGAGCTTGAGTTTGTGGTAGACGATACACATCGTTTGTCCATAGTGGCAATGTAGAAACAACTTTGCGTTTCTTAGCCATACACATATTCAATACGGGGGTGTCGTCTTTGACGCGGTTGGACACATCTAGGTCCAAATCCTTAACAACGATATCAGTTTGGTAGGTACCTGTTCCGTTGCCAATGGTTGATGTTGAGATAAATGACATTTATTTTCCTTTTGATTTATTTATGTCTTCTTTTTTTATCTACCTCTGCGCTGCGAACGAAGTGCGTTCAACTGCTGCATCAGTAGATTATCTGCGGCTTTTGTATCGCCGCCCCTGGCTTTTTCTCGAAGATCTCCGAAAGTATCTGTTGATTTTGGACTAGGTAGATTACTGCTACTCTTGCGATTGGTCAATGCTGCAATGCTGCCACCAGCACTGCGAGTCTTGGGTCTATCACGATACTTCAATCCGTCTCGCACCAACGACATAATGTGTTCGTCGCTTACGATTAGATCAATGTTATCAATGCCTGGCACTAGTTGTCTACGGGCACCATCCCAGCCGTCAGCAACCTTGTCGCGTATTTCATTGTAGACAACACTGTTTCGCAGATCTTTGTCCTTAAAGTTTTTACGACTGGTTTCCAAGGCTTCAGCTACCTGCTGCTTACGAATGTCATAGAACTGATCAACATTTGGCTTCAACTGTTTAACTAGATCGCTTTGTTGGCGAATATAGTTTTCGTTTTGTTGCATATTTGCACGAATACGGGCCTGTTGTGCAGGATCGTTCGTAGCAGCCAACTGTTGTGCAAAAGTATTTTGGTACTGTTGCGTTTTTATGATTTCATCGTAAGCCTTTTGTAGTTGAGGTCTTACAGTAAACTCCATTGCCAGAACAAGACCTTCTTGTTCCGCTCGCTTTGTTTGTAGATATTCATCAAACTCAGCTTTTTCAATCTTCAACTGTCTTGCATCTTCGCTTATTGCTGCACCTTGACCCAGTATGGCTGCGGCTTTCTTGGCATCAATCGTGATCTCCTTACCATTACGCATAAACTTGAACTTGGCGTTCGGATTAGTCTCTGCGAAATCTAAGAAGTCGATCAAGTCCTCGCTTGTTGAATCTGCACCGCTTACCTGATCATCTTGATCTGGGGCTACTGCTTCATCATTGCCTTCACTATACTCTGCTTCTGGTTCAACAACTTCTGGCTCTACTAAATCGGTATCGCTGTCGACATTGTCGTCAACTTTGACTCCCTCTGGGGCCACAGGAGCATTGGCACCTGCCGGTGTTTCTGACCCTGCTTCGACTGTGTTAGTAGCTGTCATTTGGTTACGCAATGTCATTTCTTTCATTGCGGCCATTTTGGCTGCTATTGCATCTAAACCACTATCGACTTTTTGAACCGGTACCGTCTCAGGAATGAGATTAGGGCGGTCCTGCACTATGTTTTCCATTTAAGGATTTCCTTTCATTATGAGTTGGGGCTGTCAGAACCTTTGTTCTGTTGGCTTACCACTCGGTCTCGGAAGTACACTGCTCGTCGCAGCGACTTCACAAACTCATCTACGCCTGCTATCTGATTAATGATAGCAACTCGTTTCTTATCATCATCCTCAGTGTGTCCTTGGATCTCACTAAGTTGGTCCATTCGTTCAAACTTGAATGTATGAACAAACTGGGCAAAATCTCTATTGGCAATCAAGTTTTCAGCTTGACTGCCCTGTGTCTTGACACGATCTAACTGTGCCGCTGTCATCTTCTTGATACTGTTCAAGTCAATGGTCAGGCGATTGTTAAACGCATCAATCGTTTCTTGTGTCAACATTTCTATTCCAATCTAAAGTTATTTATATCTTAGAAGGCACGGGCCTTGTGTTGTCCCATTAGGGCATAACCTTCAAGTTGTCGTTTAGCGTCATTGCCATTCATATCCGCAATGATCTCTTGTGCTCGTGCTTGTGCAAGTTGTGCATCAGCAGTTTTCTTCTGATCATCTGGACTTGGACCTTGTTGCTGTTTGGCAGCTTGGCTTTGTTTGACCATTTCCATAACTTCATCAGCTGTGGGCAAATAGGTATCGCAGTCTTTGACACCCAACACATACAACATATCTTCGTAGGGCTTGCGAATCTTCTTGAAGCTGTTCACAGTCAATGCACCACTTGCAACTCCAGCTGTGACTTCTTGTGTTAGACCCATTTGTGCCTGTTTGATGACCTGTAGGCGTTGTAGACTGTTTTCTTCTGACTTCATACCTAGAGCAAGATCAATGTGAATGGTCTTGCGTTCGTTGTAGTTCATATTGTCGAAGTTTTCGTAGTCCATAAACTCTGCCCGGCCTTCGGGGTGGAACTGTTGTGCCAGTTTCTTGACACCATAGTCATCACCGTGTGCAATCAGTGTACGCCAGATCAACCAAATGGCATCCTTAAGACCTTCGGCAGCATTCTTCACAGTGTTGTCTTGAATGATTTGGTTTGGACTTAAAGCCAAGTTTAGTTTGGCACCTGAGTTACCTGGATCCATAACTTCTGGGTTGAACACATCTTGTGGAGTGGTCATACCAACCATAGCCATACTGTCTTGTTGTAGACGGTTCATAGCCTGGTCAATGAAACGAATGTCGCCTGTGGGTCCCGGGATTTGATAGATGTCGGTGGCAGGATTGAACTTGCTGTCCAAAATAAAGATTGCTGCTTCACCATCAGCCAGTTCTTCAAAGTCTAGACGGTCTGGTTTAACACCAATACGACTGGTTGATTGCAACAAGCCCAACTGTAGTTCGGCACGGTGACCTGATGTCATATACTCCTGCATAGGAATAACTGATTCAGCAATGCTCATACCATAGAAGTTTTGTGGCAAGGGTTTTGGTACCATATTGGCCACAGGAATGAACTCAACTTCACGGGCTGAAATAACATACTGACCAGAGTAGATCAGTTCAATCAGTTCAAGCTCGCCATCATTGTCAATGTCATAGCGGTTCCATACTGTGAGCACTGTGACTTGACGGGCTTCTGGTTCTTGAGCACTATAACCTTGTGCTGGCAAACCATTGATAGGTACTGAGTCACGAGCGTGAATGGCCAAGTTGTTTAACAAACTACCTGCCTGGTAACTACCAACATTACTGTATTCGGCATAGATCTTGAACTGCTCCAAATCAATGTCAGGATACAGTTCAGTTGCTTCCTGTATACTCATTGGTTTGTAGTAACCACAGAATGGTTGTTCTTCAATGCTGATCACAGTAGGATCGCACATCCAATAGTGTTGGGCTATGGGACGGAACTTGATGTTTAGGTTGTAGCCAGTCATCTTGTAGCTGGCTTCATATATGGTGTTGCGATTCACGCTGTCACGAATAGCGGCGTGTGCTCCATCTACTTCTAGGTCTGGCAAGTCTGTGACCTGTTCAGCAGATTCAAAGTCGCCATCAGCACCAGCTCGCAGTTTATCCATTGTGTCTTGGATGTGCTGTGCTCGTTGTACAGCAGGAATGCCTTGTAGGAACTGTTGTGTTTCGTGTAGTACTCGTGTGTGATCCACAGACAACTTACGACGACTGCGGCGTTTGGCTCGGAGTCCTGCTTCTTCTGCTTGTGTTTCAAATGCACGAAGTTGATCTAGCGTGCCTTGCGTTTTGACATAGCGCACAATCTGTTCACGCATTGGACTGACCATCATCTCGCCATTTTTGTGTAGGCAAGCATCCATTGTCCAGTGTTGTAGTATAAAGTGCGGATCATTGTTTTGGTTAATGATCTTGTGAACCATCTCCGTTGCCTGTCTCGCTGCCGCTTCGTCTGCTTCATTGTCGGCCACAAACTCAAAGTTGATCTCGCCATTTTGTGCAATACCTTTGGTAATGACACTTGAGGCATAATCAACTACGGGTTTGACCACCGGATGGATATAGTCCAATCCATTGACAGGAGCAGTGCTGTCCTCAATGGCAAGGTTGAGGTAGTGATAATCGGCTGTGCGGTTGATGTTGTTCTTTGTGGCCAACAAACGCAGGTTGGCTGCACATTTTTGGTCCAGCAAGCTCTTCATTTTTACGAAACGGGCCATTTCGCCACTGTGATCGTTTAGGTTGCTGATGACTACATTGCGTAAATCTAACATTCGGGATTTCCTGTTGTGTTTATTATTTATGTATTTTTTATTCGCTGGAACTGTAGACACGCTTGAGTGGATCTGTTTCGTATTGACGGTTCTTTGTGGCTGTCATTACCCGTAGATTGTGTCGAGCAGTGGCAATGCGCTGTTGTGGGCTGCGTCCATCATAGGGTTCAGCTATGCCCTGTAGGCATCCTATCAATCCATAGCGAGCACTGTCAATGCAGTCATCGGGATCACTGAAGCGTCCCCGTTCATCCACATAGTAGTTTTGTGCTTCTCGTAGAAACTCTGTGCAGTTGGCATTGATCTGCAGAGTGCCCTGCTCCAACATTTGTCGCATCACATTTATACCAAAACTCTTGTGGTTGGTTCTGCGTCCTTGATCATCTGGCGGGTTCATAATGGCCTCAGGATGCACATTGAGTTCATACTGTTCAAAGAACTCGCGTAGACTTTGGCTGCTCATTGTGTAACGACCTTGACTGTTGGCATCTGCGGGCAGCACAATAGGCGTGCCAAACACTTCGGGGCGCATTAGATGATTGATATAGTTGGTGGGGTTGGCTTCTTCTGTGCCCTTGACCACAACCTGTGTGTGCAGCCAGGCCAACTGTTCTTCGGGATGCCAGTACATCAATGATATAACTGTCTTGTCGTTTACTAGACCCAAGTCCAGACTAATAATGCGGCACAGGCCAGGCATACTGCGAAAATCGTAGTCACCAGTATTATAAATGGGCCAGTTTCGAATCTGAAACACTGCTCCCTTGCCCATAACAGGAACACCATTGCGACGAGCATCGCGTTCGTGAGGTAGATAGTCTCTTTCAAGTTGTTGCCTTGTTGAGTTTAATAAGAATGGTTCGCCCCAGGGATCGTATTCGGGCACATCATCCCAGCTGACTCTAATATGTTCATAGCCTTCTTCTTGGTGCCAAAACTTACTTACCAGTCCGTTGAGACCTTTTAGGGGTGTGAACGAGCACAATACCTGTCCCTGTGTTGTGGCAGTACGAGTAACGATTTCTGAGAAGAAGTCATCTGGTGGTTGTTCGTCAAAGATGGCCAGGTTCAGTTTGAAACCCTGCATCTGTCGTACTTCTTGTGTGTAGTTGGCAAACAATAGATAGCTGTTGGTACCTGACTTGTGTCTGACTTCTACACCAATACAGTTGGCACCATCATTACGCATTGTGTCAAACACAATACAGTCACGGGGAATGGCTCCCGTGCCCAGTGCATCACGGATCTTGATGTCATTGGTACCCAACAGTTCAGCCTGCAACACTAGGGCAACCTGACTCCAACCTTCGCCTGCTACCATTGCGCTGACAGGCTTGTCAAAGCGTTTGCCTTCCCACCACGCTGGATAACGACCAGTCAAGTGCATTGCAGTTTCAAAGCAGGTGCTGACAGTTTTACCAATACGGTTGGCAGCAAGAATACCACGGCGTGGACTGGAGCCTGTGCGAAAGAACCGGCGTTGATGATCAAATGGTCTGAAGTACTTGAGTTGGTTGTAGCGCATATCTTCAGCAATCTCTACCACATACTCCTCTAAGGCCTGTTTGGCAGCAAAGGGCATATGGTGTAGATTGTTGACTTTGAGACCGTGTTCGTCGCAAGCATATCGCAGTGCTCTACGCATCAACAGGTTGGGATCAAGCATTTAGAATCCTTTGCGGATACCGTTTAGTAGATAAGCTGTCTGAGCCAACTGTTCAAGTTCAGCAGTGCTCATACGCCAGGTGTCAGGATTGGCTATGTCCACATCACCACGCTTGTCCAGTCCTGCCTGTAGGCGTTCCATTGTAAGTCTAAGACAGTGTTCAACCTGTCCCGGAAACTTTTCACTGAATGCTTCTCTGTGAATGGCATTGACTTTTTGCATAATCTTGACTTCTTGCACTGCCTGTAGGTCAGCAGTGAGTCCAGTCAAGCCAGCGTTGGGATCAGGTGCTGCTGGCAAGGCTGGACGAGTTAGAAGTCCGCGTCTTGGAGCAAAGTCACTCACTTGAGATCACCCCAAGGATCGCCTAGGATGTTGCCACCATCGCCTATGACAAAGTCACGGTCAATCCAAGTTGACCAGTAGTCACTCTTGTTGATCTTTTGTTTGGTCATAAACTGACGCAGGCGTGTGCCAATGGGAGTCAACATACCTGTGCTGCTGCGAATGATCTGTTCGCCTGTGCGTGGGTCAACCCAAGTATACTTCTCAGGCACTTCCTTGCCAAACTTGTTTACTCGAGTGCCGACTGGGCGTGTTGAGATTGGACCAATGATCTCATATGTGATGGCATTGTTCATATACTTGCGGAACACCACTTCACATTTCTGTCCTTGGCTCTTCCAATCATTATCAGGATGAGGGAATGTCTTGCTGATGAAACTGGCCACACACTGTTGTCCAACAACTTCGCCAGGGCGAGCGGGTATTGGTCTTGGTTCATCAACAGGGATTAGATCGTTCTTGTCTAAGTATGGGTTTTCACTGCCCAACAATGCTGCATCAGGTTCAGCACCATTCAGAACATCCATTGCAGTTTGATATTTGAACTTGTTGCTGCGACCTTTCAACTGTAGCACAATGCCAGTTTGGTCGAATACAAACTTCTCAAGTTCTTTGGCAGTAGGAAAGTCAGTCATCAAACCTTCTAGATCGTATAGAGGTTCTTGTTCTACTGTTTTGGGGGTTTCAGGCTTGGGCGCTCGGCTGCCTTTGACTTCTCGTGTTGCCTTGGTGACAACTGATTCTGTTTCTGTGTCCCACACAGATGGTTTGGTTTCTTTGTTCATTTCTATTCCTTAAGAGTGTCACCGGTAGTAGGACTATAACTCGGGCTACGCTGCCCCGGTGACCCAACAGCGTATAGTATTTAATATCAATACAAGTTACTGTCTGATATTACTTTTTCTTTGGCTTCTTTTTTCTAGCTGACGCTACTGTTTTTGTTGTAGCAGTCTTGCGTCGACCTTTCAGCAAATCTTTTTTAACAATGTCAGTCTTGTAATCAGATGTGCCATTGCCAACTTGTTTGGTTGAAATATAAGCCATACAGTTTAATCTCTGTATTTGTTTTTGCGAGCTGCAAAACGACGGATGCCGCTGTTGCTGTCAATGCCACCTGAACCTGGAACTTCGTGTTGGCCTGGATTGGCTTCAAGTTCAGCAGCACGGCCTGCAAATGCAGCCATCACCTGATCAGCAATGGTTTCACGGCTGGCTTTGGCATCCAAGAAGTTACTGCGCTTGGCCTCGTGTGCTCCAGCGTTGCCTGTTCTTGGTCCCATTGGTACATTGACATTGTCACGACCATATGGATTACGCACATCCATCTTAGACTCAGTGCGTGTATCTCGTTTGTCAGCACTCACTGACTTTACTGTGCGTTCTTTCATTTCTTAAATCCTTTTAGTGTTTCAGCAAGTCTGGCACGACGGCCTTCAACTCCTGGTTTCTTTGCAGCCTTTGCTAGTCGGGCGGCAGGGATCTTCTCCCCCTTCTTGACGCCAAGTTCTTTGCGAAGTGCTCCGGGCTTTTTGATTGCACCAGCAATCCAGTTTTTACCTGTTGATTTTTTAGCAGTTGCCATATCGGGTCCTTAGAACTGTTGTACTGGTGTAATGAACAGTTGGCTTGTGCCTGTCAAGCTCTGTGCTGACACTGTGATGTTGGCTGTGTAAGCACCAGAGCCAGCACCGTCAGCTTCGGGCATACCAATGATGTAAGCATCACCAGCATTGATCAACTGTCCTGGAGCACTGGTACCGCTTGTGACAGGAGCTGAGGCAACTGATGCTGCGTTTGTGCTCAAACGGAAGAATACATCGTTGGCGCCAGCATTGGTAATCAACCAGCTACTGACTGGACGAGTGCTAGTGACAAACACTGTGGCTGCGCTGGTAGCACAGTTGGCCAGTGTTGTAGGTCCTAGGGGTTTGAAGTTACTAGACATCGATTATTTCCCCATATAGATTGAATCTGGATTGGCAAAACGGCGTGCAGTAGTTTCCTTACCAATGTTGTGACCTTCTGCTGCTGTGCTGATGGTCTTCTTGTTTGGGTCACGAGTTGCACTTGGGCCAGTTGCTTCACGACGCTCTTGAATGCTGTCGCTGGCATTGCCACGGCGTGCTGCTGCTGGCATACCATAGTTTTCTTTCATCATCAGACCCACTTGGTTGCCTGCGTGACGACCATTGTAGTGTCCT